AATGACCTTGACCAACACACTGTGTTATATTTTGTTAATAGATATTTGTTTTTGAATAGGCATTATGCCCCACAGTTTTTTTGGCTGTTAAATTTAGCTCGGTTTACCCGCCCTGACACGTTGGTAACATTTAGTCCTATGACAGAAATCGGCCAGCTGACGCACTTTAATAGTCGGGCTGGAGTAGAACCATTAACCAATGAACTTGAACAAAAAATTAACAGTTTTAATTGGACAGCGGTAGAATTATATCACGCACTAGATCAGATTTTAATTGATCATATAGGCAAAACAATTACAATACATGAGCTACTAACTCATGTACAAGACAAGCACTCCAATCTTTACAATTTAGTTTTTAAAAAATCTCTCAACATAACCAATGTACTGTCCTAGACTAGATCATTTTGTTCGTTTTAATCCCAATGGCACAGTTAGTCGTTGCGGGCACATGACCAATGCTCCACAGTATGCTTCATTGGAAGATATGGAGGCCAGTTCTTGGTTAGCTAATACAAAAGAATTATTTAAATTTGGTACGTGGCCTGCAGAATGTGTGCGTTGTCAAGAAATTGAAATAGAAAGTCCTAGCAGTATAAGAATACATGCTATTGCATTAGATGAATCTGAATCTGATCCTATGTATCTTCAGGTAGGCGGAGTACTTGACAATGTATGTAATGCCGCTTGTCAAACTTGTAATCCTAATTGCAGTACTCGCATTGGCGCATTAACCGGCAACAACTTTCCTGTAGTTAATAACAGTGAAGCATACTGGAAGTTGCCCCAGGAACGCATCAGACACCTAGACATTAACGGCGGCGAACCGAGCTACAGCAAAAACTATAAAAAAATATTGGCAAACTTACCACCAAATTTACGTACACTAAGACTCAATACTAATTGCAATATTGTATTAGACGAGCTTACTGAAATAGCTCAACGTGGCATTGAGGTTACTGTTACAGTTAGTTGTGACGGTATCGGGCCGGTTCATGAGTTTATGCGTTGGCCTATATCTTGGGAAACTTTTTATCTTAACCTAATGCAATACAAAACCATGCCGGTAAAATTAAATTTATGGACCACGGTTAGTGTATTGAATGTAGATGATTTGTCTAATATACAAGCCTTTGCCCAAGAACACGGTATCGACCATGGTTATGCATATTTAAAAATGCCCGCGGAACTAAGTGTTGATAATACCGACCATGCCGCCAGAGATGCATACATACGCAAACAAAAACAGTTAAGAGGTATCAAATGAAGATAGCAATTACGGGACATACTGCGGGTATAGGTCAAGCACTGGCTAAAGAATATGTTCTTGATGAACATGAGGTTGTAGGACTTAGTCAACGAGAAGGCAATAACATTCGTAACATACCTAAAATTTGTGATCAGATTGAACCGTGTGATATGTTTGTAAACAATGCGCAAGCCGGATACGCACAGTCTGAGTTGTTATTTGAAATGGCACAACGCTGGACTGGCACTAAAAAACATATTATAGTAATCAGTACCATGATGACACAAGACCCTGTTAGTGTACTGCCTGGATTAGATATGTTGGCCTATCATCAACAAAAAGTAACATTAGAAGAAATGGTCAAACAGCTACGCCACCAACGTCTTGGTGTAACTATTACTATTGTTAGACCTGGATATATTGCCACCCAACCTGGACAAACTGTACCACCTGCTGCAGATGTTAATAACTGGGCTAGAACTTTATTAGATTTATTTGATATGGCCAAAAATAATAATTTAACAATACCAGACATATCACTAGGGCCATTGCATAAATGAATCCCAAAGACGTACTAACAAATCGACATTTTTGTCCAATGCCATGGACAGGTCTTATGTACAACTCCGACGGTGCAGTTAAAAATTGTATTCGTAGTGATGATACACTTGGCAATATCAAGGACACACCGATTGAGAACATACTGTTAGGTGAGAAGAATGTAGGTAAACAGACTAACATTATTAATAATCGGCCGGCTGTTGGATGTCATACTTGTTATGATCTCGAGCGCGACAAAAAAGGGTTTGATATTATTAGTGATAGAATTTTTTACATAAGAGAATTTAAACAAACACCCCTTGACACTTACCGAGTTAATAATTTTGAGTTACAAACCATTGATGTTCGTTGGACTAATTTATGTAATTTTTCTTGCGTATATTGCGGGCCTAGGTTTAGTAGTAAATGGGCTCAGGAACTTCAAGTAGTACAAAATACACCAACAGACCTACAACGAGATGAGTTTAGAGAATATATTTTTAAACACGCACCCAATCTTAAACACGTTTATTTGGCCGGCGGCGAACCTCTGTTGATGAAAGAAAATTTAGAGTTACTTAAAAAATTAAACCCCAATGTTAATCTTAGGATAAACACTAACCTTAGCAAGGTTGATACTGGAGTGTTTGATGCGGTATGCGGTTTTAAAAACGTTCACTGGACTGTGAGTGTAGAAACTGTAGAAGAAGAATTTGAATATATTCGATTTGGAGGTAAATGGTCTGATTTTTTAGATAATTTAACGGTAATTAGAAAACTCGACCATAAGATAAGTTTTAATATGTTGTGGTTTTTATTAAACTATGACACGGTGTTTGGCTGTATAGATTACCTTAAAGATTTAGGATTCCATAACAACAGCTTTATTATTGGAGCATTACTAACCCCAGAATACCTAAACATTAGACATTTGCCAGAAAATGTGTTAAACTTGTTAAAGATTAAATTGGAATCTAAGATTAACGATCAACCGGGGTACTTGCTTGAAGACAGCTACAAAAATATGTTACACTATATAGAACAACCGATTGAAAAGAACTTAACAACGTTATTTGAAAATTTAGCTGTAATGGATCAAAGACGTGGAGTAGACAGCAGTAAAATTTTTACAGAATTATATAAACTTAAAGAAGGAACTTAATCATGGGTAAGCCATTTGACGTATCAAAATTCCGCAAGGATATCACTAAGAGCATTGACGGGCTTAGTATTGGATTTAACGATCCTACAGACTGGATCTCCACAGGCAACTTTGCCTTGAATTATCTTATCTCAGGCGACTTTAACAAAGGCATCCCCTTAGGTAAAGTTACTGTGTTTGCTGGAGAATCCGGCGCAGGCAAAAGTTATTTCTGTTCAGGCAATATTATTAAAAACGCACAAGAGCAAGGTATCTTTGTTATCTTGATCGATAGTGAAAACGCACTGGACGAAGACTGGCTCAAGGCATTAGGAGTTGATACCAGCGATAGCAAATTGCTTAAACTATCAATGGCCATGATTGATGACGTTGCTAAAACAATCTCCACATTTATGAGTGACTATAAAGCACTTCCAGACGGTGAACGTCCAAAGGTCCTGTTTGTCATTGATTCGTTGGGTATGTTGCTCACACCAACTGATGTTAATCAATTTGATGCAGGTGAAATGAAAGGTGACTTAGGTCGTAAACCCAAAGCACTTACAGCACTTGTTCGTAATTGTGTAAACATGTTTGGTAGTTATAACGTGGGCCTAGTATGTACAAACCATACATACGCAAGTCAAGACATGTTTGATCCAGACGACAAGATCTCGGGCGGTCAAGGATTTATCTATGCTAGTAGTATTGTGGTTGCTATGAAGAAAATGAAACTCAAAGAAGATGAAGATGGCAACAAGATTACCGACGTCATGGGTATCCGTGCCGGTTGTAAAGTGATGAAAACTCGTTATGCAAAACCATTTGAAGGTGTGCAGGTCAAGATTCCTTACGAAACAGGTATGAACCCATACTCAGGCATGGTGGATATGGCTGAGAAACGTGGCCTACTTAAAAAGGAAGGCAACAGTCTAGCGTTTGTGACCAGTGATGGCGAGATTATCAAGCAGTTCCGTAAAAAGTGGGAAGCCAACGAAGGCGGATGTTTAGATAAACTTATGGCCGACTTTAATAATCAAAAAACGGTAAGTACTGAAGACACAGTTACGGAGGAATAAGAATGTCAGTAGAATTAAGCAAAGAAATTTGGGACGAAATCAAACGCTATGTAAACACAGTGGATCGAGACGAAGCCGCAGAAACATTAGTAAGTGTATTAATTGACAACGATGCCGATGCTGATGAAATTAAATCAGTATTTAAAAGCGACAGCGAAGTTAAACGAGCTCTTGCTAGTTACCTTAAAGACCACGAAGAAGTTGACGAGGAAGATGAAGAAGAAGATTTTGAGGAAGACGAGGATTACTGATGTGGTATAGCAAGATTGTTGCCAGCCTAGGCAACATTCCTGATTTTATAGCTTATTACGATAATGAGCTGGAGGACGCTCGACGCGATGTACGCATCGGCGGCCTTGTTGAAAAAAATATCACAGCATTGCCTGGCATTACCGAACACAGATTCAATCAACTACAAGAAATTGAAGCAGTATTAAATCATCTTAATATACAATTACGTAAGATTCGCCGCAAACATTTTCAAAAGTATCTTGAAGGATACGCTAGAGCATTAACCAGCAGAGATGCAGAAAAATATGTAGATGGCGAAGATGAAGTTATTGATTTTGAAACTATCATTAACGAAGTAGCCTTGTTACGCAATAGATATTTGGGTATATTAAAAGCTATGGAATCAAAGAATTTTATGCTGGGACATATTGTAAGACTCAGAGCCGCCGGCATGGAGGACATACAGGTATGACGTTCGCACACCCAGAAGATAGCCATTTGCATAGTTTACAAGTTCTAAATTGTTTATACGAATACGACGATTTCATGGCCAGTATTAAAACTGTGCTGGATCTTGGATGCGGGTCAGGTGACGATTTAGCTTGGTGGGCCACACGCACTACTAGAGATGAAAAACCAGAGCCATTAAACATACGGTGTACTGGCGTAGATCTAGCACCCAAGTTAAATTTAACCAAACAATACAACAATGTGTTGTATCAATATGTTGATTTTGAAAGCAACATAGCTCCAACTCCGCAAGGGTTTGATGTGTTATGGTGCCACGATAGTTTTCAGTATGCACACTCGCCTGTAAAGACACTAAGCAATTGGTGGCATTTGGCCAGCCCCGGGGCCATGCTGTATCTAGGCGTGCCTGTGACACAACGCATACATCGCGGCCAGCTAGATTATCATCTTCCATCTGGTTCCTACTATCACTATACTATAGTTAGTTTAATCTATATGTTAGCCACTGCAGGATGGGATTGTCGCAGTGGATTCTTTAAGCAGGCACCAATGGATCCGTGGATTCATGCTGTAGTTTATAAAAGTACTCACGAGCCGCAAGACCCAAAAACTACCAATTGGCATGCGTTGTCAGAACTTGCACTTTTACCAGAGTCGGCAGACCGCAGTGTATTTGCTCACAACTATCTACGCCAACAAGACCTTGTTGTGCCTTGGCTCGATCATAGTCTAATGAGCATGGCTTTAAAATAATCAAATAGAAATATGACACCAATTCCAGTATTTGTAGGTTATGATCCCCGCGAAGCTATAGCATTTCATACCTGTGTAAATTCAATTATTCGTCATGCTAGCCAACCAGTGGCAATTATGCCCATTGCATTAAACTTGTTTCAGGACTATGAAGAAACACACGGCGACAACAGCAATCATTTTGTTTACACTAGATTCCTAGTACCACACTTAATGAGTTATACTAGTTGGGCAATATTCATCGACGGCGATATGATTGTTAGAGATGACATAGTTAAACTTTGGGACCTAAGGGATTACAGTAAAGACGTTATGGTAGTCAAACACGATTACAAAACCCGGATGAAAGAAAAGTATCTTGGTGCCAAGAATGAAGATTATCCAAGAAAAAATTGGTCAAGTGTAATACTTTGGAACTGTAATAATCATCCTAATCGTCGACTTACACCTGAGTTTGTGCAACATAGTACAGGTGCGTATTTGCATCGTTTCAGTTGGTTAGATGATGAACGTATTGGCAGTCTACCTATTGAATGGAATTGGCTTCCTGATGAATTTGGCCCTAATAAAGATGCCAAGTTACTACACTATACATTAGGCACACCCTGCTTCCATGAGTTTGCTGACACCCCCCAGTCTGAAGAATGGCATCGTGAACGCATGCTTACGGAATACTGTCTACAGAAAAATTAATACCAATGCTGTTGTACTAGTGGATGATCCAACATAGTGCTGGGCTTTTGACTAACTTTTCTAAAAATTAAAATTTTAGAATTTACAGGTATTTCTCGTTGACTGGACCATCCAACCCATTCTGCTGGAATATGGTCTTGAAATAATGTATGGTTGGCATAATCTTCTATAAATGCTTGATCACCATACCTGGGCATTTTTGAATATTGTTCTTTTATCTCTTCCGAAGACATTTTCAAATATTGATCCCATAGATACGAATGATCACCTTGCCACCACATTACAGCACTGGACACTACATTTTTATCTGTTTCTAACAACATGACAAACTGTTGGTCTTTGATCTTGTTGACTATATCATCTAGGTTAGCACAAATAACAGTATCCAAGTCGATATACAGTACAGGGCCGTCAAATAATTTAGGACGAAACAGTTCCAATTTGGACCAAAATCCAGCACCGGTGCCAATCAATGGTATGCGTTCGCAAGGAACGTCTACATCACTTAGGCAAATAAATTTGTGTTCTAATGTTAAATTTCTAGCAACAGAATTTTTTAATTTTTCTACCCAGGTAGCATCATACCCAACCTTACCGCCTGGCCTTAATACACAGACAACATTAATCATTGTATCGCTCTAGTACTACTAGACCGGAGTCTCGATTACAATGTTCAATTATGTGCCACTCTCTATTACGATGCAGGAATATAATAACGGCTTCAAATACACCGGGCCAGTCGCTAGGATCATGCAACACAATATACCGCTGTGCGTTTTTAGCATGGCGATCAAGCTCTGCTAAACAATGATCTCGTTTGTGTACAGTGTCAATGAACAATAAATCGCACGGCTCAATGGTTAACTCTAGACTATTGCCTATAGCAAATTCAAAATTAGTATTATTTTCTTTGGCAATATTTGCAAGTTCGTCTAGCACTGACAAGTTGCTATCAGTAATATCGTAGCTACGCAATCGTTTTGGTTTGCCTGCTAGCCAAGCACAAGTGCTTAATCCAGTATACACACCAAACTCCACAATACTATCGACCTTCATTGCATACCTTGTGTAAGTGTCAAATCTATTAGGGCTATCACCCAACCACGCTGTAGGCGGAATCAATCCATTGATAAAATCATGTTTGAGTTGATCTAATGTTCTCATTTCTTAAACCAATACACACCCAATTTACTCTTAACACTTTTTCTATAGTGCTTGAAAATATAATGCGACCAAGTTTCCATCACTTCGTCATGTGACCAATCATCTTTAACATGCTCCTCGTAGGGATTTTCGTATGCATGCTCTCCTTGCGGCATGTGCCTAATAGGAATACTTACAATCATGGTATCGGCTACCTCTAGCACTTGATCAACCAATGCAATTGCAGACTCTTTGGTCATGTGTTCCAGCACATCGCCGGCTATAACAACTGATATTGGTCCAAGTTGTTTCCAGTCTATAGTGCGGACGTCTTGATTGATAATTCGATCATACCGGGTTTCGAGATCAAATTGCTCAATGTATGGCTTCCATATTTCAATGCCGGTCCAGTGACTGGTTGGACAACAATTGTACTCTTTCTTAATAAGATCAATATAGGTACCAGAACCAGGTCCAATATCCACTACGGTTTGAATATTAGCTTCGTTCTCTTGAAACCATTCAGCTGTTTGTTCTTTGCCACCTCGTAAACTATATGACACAGGATTCCTTTACTATAAATAAACTACTACTATTATTTATTTACAATGCAAGCCTTCATAATTTACCTCCCAGACCGCGAACACAGTGTAAAGCACAGTGCCTACATGTTGGAAACCCTAACCGGGTACGGAATTAATGCCAAATTATTTGAAGGAACCCGAGGCGACGAGGCAGTAAAGATGGCTGCTAAATCACAAAAAACATTGTACCCGTTTAGCATTAAAAATCAACAACTTGGCAAACGCGAAATTCAAGAATATATTCGACCTGAATTATGGGAAGAATTTAAGCAAGAATTTCACAGCACAATATATAGACGCCAACGCATTGGCCAAGAAGATATTGGAAAATTAAGTCGACCCGGGGTTGTCGGTTGTTTCTACAGTCATTATGCACTGTGGCACAAATGCATCGAGTTGAATGAACCAATTATGATTTTTGAAGATGACGTTAAGTTTTATAGAAAGTACGAACCTGTGGACTTTGACGGAGTGTTGGTCTTGAGTTTGGGTAAAAGTTCTTTCATGCGAGACCCTCAAAAAACCTATTTAGAAAATCCAACAGGTGTGCCTAAAATTGTAAAATGGGTAAATTTTAGCATGCC